CCCCCCCCCAATGCAGTAGCCGCAGCATCTACATTGGGACCCGTCTTGGGCCGTTATTTAGAGAAAATCAAGTTTGAAGGAACCGGGACGGCTTGATTTCTGACTGTCCTCGCGGTCGACGAGGCACGAGTGTGTCTGAGGCGGGTCAGAACTCTGGTCTGCCGATTGAGCTGGCTCAATATCTGGTTGCACAGAAATCGAGCCCTCGGCGGACATCTCTCAGCAGCGGGACTTCAGGATGCGTTAGGATAAGGGGGTAACGCAAGGGGCCCTGAGGCATGACTGGACGATTGTCCAACGAAACCACGCCTAGCTGATCGGTGTAGTTCGCAAAGGTATCTTGCCAAATTCGGTTTTGAAAGAAAGCAGGAACCGGGCAAAGAGTGGTCTGTTTAGAAAACCAGTCCTCCATTGCCAACTGCTCCTCGATGGAAACGCCGAACTTATCAGCAACCAAAGATCTGGTGGCTGGTCCGGGCTTGGAACGCTCCGCCGGCAAGCTTGCACGAATGCCGACACTGAATCGTTCCCGATCCCACCAAGTGGTGAGCTTCGACTCCATGATAACCCTGGTGTCGATGCCTCGTGTGCAGCGAAGGATCCACTGAGCACACTCATCCAGGATAGGACATCCCGGGGTTTGGGCGGCCAAAGAAAGGGCCTTGCAGCGCAGGAGCGCGGCTTTGGTGCTAGCCTTAGCTCTGGCATACCTTCCGTTGCCCCAACCCATGCGAACAAGGAAATCGCGCGGGTCCCAAACGGCTATCCGTTCAAGCGGGTCGAAAATCATCCCGCAGAAACTCGCCGAAGCGATGGACGGGTGAATTTCCAGCTTGACACTGAAGCCGAGGCTCCCGTAGAACTCGGGAGTGGGGAAGCGACCAGATGAGTAATAGAACAACCCATCATCGCCTTCGAAGATGCCGGTGAGCTTGCCAAGGCCCAGATGGTGACTAGCAAACTCGTGAACTAGCCAGTTGCCCACGCCATTACTCAGGGACGTGTTCATCGTCCCTGATTTGCGTGTTGAAGCAATCTGCGCTGTCACGTGTTTGAATATGAGCTTGACCCTTCCCATCTCCATAGCCCGCAACTCGTCCAACAGCGCTTTGCCGTCGGGCATGAGTGAGAACATATGTTCAAAGAAGGGAAACTCAAACGCCTCCATCTGCGCGCGCTGCCATGAGACTTCAAATGAACTGAAGTCTGATGCGGCCACCCGGACTCCTGGTGAAAACATTTCCATGATGTACGCCGGGCGTTCACTCACAGGCACCTTCTTAATAAAGAAGGGTTGAGTAAACGCGACATGCTCGCAGGCAGCGATGGACGGGCCAAAATGAACTTTGGCTTCGTCGGTCGGTGCCTGTATGGTCCGAGCATGCTTGTACGTCGGGTAGTTTTCGCTCTTCACAAAACTCTTAAACTCGTAGTATTTGCGAGGAAGGGCCCCAGGAAGGAACCTCTGAGCGGCTGCCAGCTCCTCTCTCCTCCAGAGGGGATAATTTGACTCAGCAAGCCACTTCTCGACACTAAGTTCCGTGTCGGCAGGTAACGCGTCAAAGACCTCCCGGACGCGTTGGCGGGAAAACTCCCGCGCCTTCACAAGGATCGCGGGGTCAGGGTATGCCAGTTGGGCACACACCCTCTTCGCCAGACCGGCGGCAACAGTAGGACCATGGGCAGTGTCAGGGTGAGGCATGACCATGCCCTCGACGTGGGTCCCCAGCGAAACTTGCACAGGAAGCCTGAAGTGCAAGTCGTGGTACAGTCGAGGTTTGATCACGCTATCGGAACGGATCTCAGGTAAAGTCTCAAGTTCAACTTCACCAAACCGATAACCCCGCAACACCAACGGCCCTATCGTCGGTCTGTCGGAAAATACGTCGAACCCCAATCAGAGCGGGCACGACGCCGGGCGCGGATTATCTCCCATGCCACACAGCACGCATTTCCAATGTAGTCCCCGAGCATCTCAGTATGGGGAGTGTTTTGCAAAGCGGCGAACCGTTTTCCCTCCTGGATGCGCTTGAACTGGTCAGCATCCGTGAGCGACTGAACATCGATCTGGGGGGAAAGGAGGGAGATTAGAAGGCCCAATTCAATCCGGGCACTGCGGGTTTGAGTCCAAGAGGGGAGGAGGACTCGGGCCAAGAGACCGTCTCGACGCTTAACGACCGTGCATTCCACCATACGAGCCTCCTCAGTGAGGGGGGTGGTTTTGAACACTGCACAGCGCAAATCTTCTTCGGTGAGGGTGGTGTAATCATGAACAGCGGTGAACGTGAGAGTTTCCGTCAAGAGATTCATCCACCCCAAGATAGCGATAGTAATCACATACCCGAAGACAAGCGCGAGACTCACGTTGGCAACAAGCTGGAACATGTGCCAATACGGTCTCAGGATGATGGCGATATCGGTCAAGAGCTGGCGCTCCCGATCACCATCCCACTTCAAAGAGAAAAAGAAGTGGCGGTTGGCCCAAGGGTCATCCCAAACCGCAGCCCCGAGGAAGCTCTCCAGAGCCATCCTCCACTCGGGCTTACCGGCTTCGAATTCCAAGGTCTCAAAAACCGCATTGTCCACTCCCCGGAGCCACTCGGTCAAATCAGTCCACGAACGCTGCAGATCCTCTTCAAAAGTGAAGAAGACACAGATGGGGTTGAGATTGATTTTGCCATTGGGCATGCGATCCAGGAAGGGGGACGGACAAATGCGGCGTTGTCTCTCGACAACCCAGGCGGCGTGCTTCGCTTTCTCCCAGGAGGTGATCCAGACACCGTCTTTTAGGATGACGTTGTGCTTGAACACGGAGTAAGCGGCGGGCATTCCGATGCAGATGAGGCACCAGAGAAGAAGGACAACCAGTGGCACACACCAAGACCACTTGGGCGCGAGGTAGGACACCTCGAGCGTCTTCAGCCTAGGCTGAAGCTTGTCCTTCTTGCGCTGGCCGACGGGTTTGAGGATGTGGGAGACATCATCCTCAACCGGGGCGGGCGCAGGGTTCTCGGTTTCTTGAACACCGAGTGGAGCAGGGAGCTCCGGGGCAGGGGCTTCAACCGGTTGGAGATCACGGTTGTAATGGCCAGCCCGGGCCAAAGGATTCGAGTAGGGGAGTCGATCTCGAATCGGGGGGAGGTCAATCATGACCCCGTTGTGGTACCTTCCCTGGCACTCTCGCACCACGGCACCATCGGGGAGCACATAAGCCTGGGCACCGCCCAGCATGATGGCTCCCGCTCGACCACATGAAATGGCCAGGTCGTCGCGAGCCTTCTCGCGTTTCTCAGCATCGAGGGCGTGCTTGGCATCACGAATGCCAACCGCCTTGCTGAGACACTCCTGCACTTCACGTCGAACAGCGGGACTGATCGACTTGGAATGGGCCGCGTGGTAAAAGGCTCTATCCTCCAGATCCACCGCAGCCAACTTCGGGGCGCGATGAATCGGAGGGGGGGCCTTCTGCACGGCTCGCGCAGAAGTTTTCAACGACTTCTCCGTGGACATTGCAAAATGAACCGGATTGTGCACAACCGCGTTGACAGGTTGCCTCGGGACGCCTCCCAAGGGCAGGAAGCCGTGCGGCGGGCGTTGGTCACCCTTCCGCGCCTTCCTGAGCGGATTTGCATTGGAGCTTGAAGCCACAGGGGCGACCGGCTCCTCAGCCGGAATGAGGGGCCAAGGCTCCACATCCTCCTCCACGAGGTCTTCCCAAGATCGAGGGACCACGTGGGTTGGAGCAGGAGACTGCTCGACAACCACGGCGGGAGAAACCTCCTTGGCCTTGGTCAATCTGGCAGCCTTCCGCTCCTTTCTCGCTCGAGCCTTCTCAGGATCGAACTTCTCCTTGACAGCGGGAGCTTTCGCTGGCCTGGACGCATTCTCATGCTGTCCATTAATGTCCTTCACCGGGGTTCGGCTTCCCCCTGGTGCGCCAGCCTTGCGGCCTGACGGTTTATCACGATTACTGCGCTTAGCAGTGTTATCTGATGACCTAATTGTTTTTCCCATCCTCGGTCTAGCAATGGGGCGGTTTAACCAGTTGACGCGTCTGTTTCACTTTAAATTCAAACTCTA